CCTGCAGAAGTACGACACGGTCTTTGTTGACTCGATCACCGTGGCCGGACGCTTGTGCTTGCAATGGTGCAAGGGACAACCACAGGCGTTTTCCGATAAGACAGGTAAACCTGACAGCCGTGGCGCCTACGGTTTGATGGGTCAGGAAATGATCGGCTGGCTGACACACCTGCAACACACCCGGCGCAAGAACGTCTGGTTCGTCGGCATCCTGAACGAGTCGCTGGATGACTTCAATCGCCGCGTGTTCTCGCTGCAGATCGATGGCTCCAAGACGGGTCTGGAGTTGCCCGGCATCGTCGATGAAGTTGTGACTCTCGCAGAGATCAAAGGCGATGACGGCGCAAGCCACCGCGCCTTTGTCTGCCACACGCTCAACGAGTGGGGCTATCCGGCCAAGGACCGCTCCGGTCGGCTCGACGCCATCGAGGAGCCGCACCTGGGCCGCCTCATGCAGAAGATCGCCGGCCCTGCCAAGCCTGCCAGCGAGCGACTTGCCTTCGCTCGCCCCAACCCCGTTCCAACAACTGAATCCATCCCCTCTCAGGAGTCCTGATCATGAGCTACTTCGATTTCAATTCCGCTTCCGAGCAATCTTCTTTCGACCTGATTCCCAAAGGCACCGTTGTGCGTGTGCGCATGACCATCCGGCCCGGTGGATTCGACGATGCCAGTCAAGGCTGGACCGGCGGCTACGCCACCCGCAATGTCAACACCGGATCGGTCTACCTGAACTGCGAGTTCGTGGTGACCGAGGGTGAGTTTGCCCGGCGCAAGATGTGGTCGCTGATCGGCCTGAGCAGCCCCAAGGGACCGGACTGGTCGAACATGGGTCGCACCTTCGTCAAAGCGATCCTCAACTCGGCACGCGCCGTTCACCCGGGCGACAGCAGTCCGGCCGCGCAAAACGCCCGCCGCATCAACGGCTTCAAGGATCTCGATGGCATCGAGTTCCTGGGCAAGGTCGACTGGGAGAAAGATCAGAGCGGGCAGGACAAGAGCGTCATCAAGTCGGCTATCACGCCGGACAACAAGGACTACGCCGCTCTGATGGGTGTCACACGCCCGGCGTCGATACCTGCGGCCAGCACGCCCAACGTTTATGCGCAGGCCCCCGGTCGCGCGCCAGTACCCGGCCTTCCCAGCTGGGCGAACTAAGAGGCTGCCACCATGATGCTTCGTCCCCGCCAAACCCTGCTGGTCGAGCGCACATTGGCGGCGCTGCGCCAGTACGGCAATACGCTGGCTGTGGCTCCGACAGGGTCAGGAAAGACCATCATGCTCTCGGCCGTGGCTGGTAGCCTGCTGGCCGAGCCTGATGCCAAGGCCTGCATTCTTGCGCACCGCACCGAACTGACGGGTCAGAACCGTGCCAAGTTCGCACGGGTCAACCCAGGGCTGAGTACTTCGGTATTTGATGCGCAGGAGAAATCCTGGCATGGCAATGCCACCTTTGCCATGGTGCAGACCCTGTCGCGCCAATCGCATCTTGATCAGATGCCGATGCTGGACCTGCTGGTCATCGATGAGGCGCACCATGCGTCCTCACCCAGCTACCGTGCCGTCATCGAGGCGGTGCAGTGCCGCAATCCCAAGGCAGCCATCTGCGGTGTGACCGCTACTCCGAACCGCGGTGACGGCCAGGCCCTGCGCGACATCTTCTCCAACCTGTCGGACCAGATCACGTTGGGGGAGATGATCGCCAGCGGTCATCTGGTTCCGCCCAGAACGTTTGTCATTGATGTCGGCGCCCGCGAAGCACTGCAAAAGGTCAGGCGCACGGCGGTGGATTTCGACATGGATGAGGTTGCGTCCATCCTGAACAAGACGCTGGTCACTGACGCTGTCATCAAGAACTGGAAGGACAAGGCGTCTGATCGCAAGACTATTGTTTTTTGCTCGACCGTGGCCCATGCCCAAAGTGTGTGTGATGCCTTTAATGCTGCCGGCGTCCACGCAGTCCTGATTCACGGCGAGCTATCGGACGGCGAGCGCAAGGCGCGACTTGCCCGCTACGAGTCTGGCAATGCGCAGGTTGTTGTGAATGTTGCAGTCTTGACCGAGGGCTACGACTACACGCCAACCGCCTGTGTCGTACTGCTTCGCCCAAGTTCCTTTAAGTCGACCTTCATCCAGATGGTGGGGCGCGGCCTGCGCATTGTCGATCCGCAGGAATTCCCCGGCGTCATCAAGACCGACTGCGTCGTGCTCGACTTCGGCACGGCCAGCCTGATGCACGGCGCGCTGGAGGAGGACGTCAATCTTGACGGTCATCTGCATGACGGTGAGGCGCCCACCAAAGACTGTCCGCAATGCGGAGCGATCGTGCCGCTGGCTGTCATGGAGTGCCCGTTTTGCGATCACACCTGGGAGCGCCAGTGCGACGAGAGTGGCGTGCTCAGCGACTTCGTCATGAGCGAGATTGATTTGCTCAAACGCTCGAACTTCCGCTGGTGTGATCTCTTTGGCTGCGACGACGCCTTGATGGCCACAGGCTTTAGCGCATGGGGCGGCGTGTTCTTCCTCAATGGGCGCTGGCATGCGGTGGGCGGCGGCAAAGACATTCCCATCCGGCTGCTGGCTGTCGGTGATCGGATGGTGTGCATGGCCCAGGCCGACGACTGGCTCAACGAGCGTGAATCGGCAGACTCCGCCCACAAGACGCGTCGCTGGCTCAACGAGCCCCCGACCGAGAAGCAGCTGCGCTACTTGCCGCCACCGATGCGCGCCGATTTCGGCATGACCCGCTACCAGGCTTCCGCACTGCTGTCCTTCCAGTTCAACAAGTCGCAGATTCAGCGACTGGTGGTGGCGGCCAATGACGCTCACCGGGAGGCTGCTTGAAATGCGCGGTCTGCTCGCGAGAGGCCAAACATCTGGGCTGGTTCAACCCGCGGCTCAAGCGCAGCGATCCAAACCGTTACTCGGACCGCTGGGTGTTCTGTTCCATGCGATGCCAGAACGCGTTTTCTCAAATCATGAACAAGACGGAGGGGCGGATGACTGATCCGAGTGAGATGGAAGTTGCGGCGATGCGTTCCTGTCTGGAGCCGCTTGGCAGGTATGTCGGCGCGATCGGTATGCAGCGCACGCTGGCTGAGTACAGCCGCGAGGAAATTCTGAGTCTGATTGAAGTCGTGGTCACGGCCTATCAGGACCACATGCTGGTGGAGCACGAACGCGAGGCTGCCAAGGACCGGGCCTATTTTGATGCGCTGTTTGCCAGGCAAGAACAGGAACGCCTTGCTGCGATGGGGAATGCGCGGTGATGTTGGACTTCAACCATCGACCAAAGCTTGAAGAGCAGATTTGCGGCCTGATTGATGGCGCTCTGATCCAGGAGCGCTCTGGCCAGTCACCGCGCGACTATCTTGGTGCGTCGCGGCTGGGTGTGAGCTGTGAGCGCGCTTTGCAATATGAGTACACGCACACATCGGTAGACACAGGGCGTGATTTCTCGGGACGCTTGCTGCGCATCTTTGAGGTCGGGCACACCTTGGAAGATCTGGCCGTGCGCTGGCTTCGGCTGGCGGGGTTTGACTTGTACACGCGCAGGGCACAGGGCGGCCAGTTTGGCTTCTCGGTCGCAGGCGGCCGGGTCCGCGGCCATGTCGACGGCATCCTGAACGCGGGTCCTGCAGTTCTGGGCTTGAGATACCCGGCGATCTGGGAGTTCAAGACCATGAACGACAAAGCCTGGCGCGAAACGGTCAAGCATGGTGTGTCCAAGTCCAAGCCAGTGTACGCGGCGCAGGTGGCGATCTACCAGGCCTATATGGAGGCGAGCATTCCGGGCGTCTCAGCCAATCCGGCGCTGTTCACGGCCATCAACAAGGATACGCAGGAGATCTGGTTTGAACTCCTGCCATTCGATGGTGGCCTAGCGCAGCGTATGTCTGATCGCGCGGTGCGGGTGATCACGGCCACCCAAGCGGCGGAAATTTTGCCGCGCCACACCACCACGCCAACACATCAGGAATGCAAGTTCTGCGCATGGCAGGACCGGTGTTGGTGGGCTTCATGACGGCAGATGCCAGTGCCTGGCTCGATTTCAACGACGCCGCGGAGCAACGCGCCGACCTTGCGGGTGAGCTTGATGGGCTGCGCGCAGCGCTTCTGGATCGGCTTGAGGCTTTGCTGCACTACCTGTTTCCCCAGGGTCGGATCCGGGGCGGCAAGTTTTATGTCGGCGACGTCGATGGCTCGCCGGGCAAGAGTCTGGTGGTCGAACTTGAGGGCGCGCGTCGTGGCTTGTGGAAGGACTTCTCCAACGACGATGGCGGCGATCTCATAGACATCTGGGCCATGTCGCGCGGTCTGTCCACGCAGCATGACTTCCCGCGCGTGGTGGACGAAATCCGCCAGTGGCTTGGTTTTGTACCAAGCGCCAATCGAGTGGCTCATCGCGATGTGCGCAGCATTCCCCTCGATGAGTTGGGCGCGTACACCGCCAAATGGGACTACTGGAGTGTTCAGGGCGAACTGATCGCCTGCGTCTACCGCTACGATCCCCCATCGGGCAAGGAATACCGCCCTTGGGACGCTCGAGCCCGAATGTGGCGTGCACCCGATCCCAGGCCGCTCTACAACTTGCCAGCGGTCGCAGCAGCCCGTTTTGTCGTTCTGGTTGAGGGTGAGAAATGTGCCGATGCACTGATCG